ATCCTGCGCTTGGTCACACGTTGGACATGGACACAATTAGGCAAGAATCTACCAACCCTGATCGTGCAAGTTTCTTAAGAGCCAGTCTTAACCTTTGGGTAAGTGTTGTGCGCGGTTGGATTGAGCCAGGGCGCTGGCCGTCATTGGAATACACAGGGGACATCCCTAGCGGTGGCGTCGTGGCAATCGAGTCATCGCTGGACGATTCCCGATACAGCGCGACCAGATGCGTCAACCTATCGGACGGTCGGGTGCTCGTCACCGTTGCGTTCATCGCCGAGTCAATTACAGAGCTGTGGGACAACGTGCAAGAACTAGCCAAAGACCCGACAATCAGGTTTGCCTTGTCGCCGACCGTGGACGCAACCTGCCCACCGAACATCGAGCGCCGCCGAGTCGTGGTTGGTTATGCAGAACTTGGACGGTTCACACCGCTTGCCAAAAACATGATTGCCGAAGCACGACTGCTACACACGGGAGAAAAACTGTTAGCCGAACATGTCCAGCGCGCCGTTGCTGTTCGCACCGACAACACGATCGTGCTCTCAAGCAAGCGATCACCTGGGCCTATCGAATTGGCGCGAACAATGGTCTGGGGAATTGGCATGTGTGCCCGTCCAGTCAACAGCGGAAAGCCCATGCTTGTCGCGGTAAATAACTAAGATAAACGCGGCGACCGCGCACCTTGCCTTTTGTCGGAATCGGATAAGTCATGCGCGGTTGCCACTTATATGACAAAGTAGGAACATGGCGATTTTTAACAAAACCAAAAAAGCAGCAATAAGCCCAGCGCCAAGCAAGGCTGCAGCTGCAGGCGGTTTTGCTCCTGGCTATTCGTCGTCCAATGTTGGCGTAAACATGATCGGCCAGTACTACACCTACCGCGAAGGCGAAGCACGTAACGCGGCGATCAGCGTCCCAACGATCAACCGTGCGCGCGATCTTATGGCGTCGGTAATCGGCTCAATGAATCTTCGCTCATACAACGAGTTTTGGAACGGCGAAGAAATGGAAAAAATTTACATCGCTCCACGTTCATGGTTGCGCCGACCAGACCCAACAGTTTCGTTCCAGTTCCTCATGAGCTGGACTCTTGATGACCTTATGATGTTTGGTCGCGCGTTTTGGTACATCACCTCACGCACCGCCGACGGCTACCCTGCCACGTTCACTCGACTGCCAGCAGGCTCAATTACTACTACCGACATGGCTGGCCCCGTGTGGTTTGCTCCATCGTCACAAGTGTATTTCCAAGGCGGCGAAATTGACCCAGCAAACCTCGTGCAATTCCTATCGCCAGCGCAAGGACTGATTTACTCGGCACCTGGTGCAATTGAAACCGCGCTCAAACTTGAAGCAGCGCGAAACCGCAACGCATCGTCAAGCATCCCTGCCGGCGTACTCAAACAAACTGGTGGCGAACCACTTAGCGCGCAAGAACTTGCTGATTTGGCTAGCGCGTTTAACGCCGCGCGAGCAACTAACCAGACTGCAGCGCTTAACGAGTATTTGACATACACGGAAACAAACAGCACACCAGACAAGATGCTGTTGATTGAAGCATCGCAATATCAGGCGCTTGAAATGTCGCGTCTTGCAAACGTGCCACCGTATTTGGTAGGCGTCGCTACTGGTGCTTACTCATACCAATCAAGCCAACAGGCGCGCGCCGATCTGTATTTGTTTGGCGTGAAATTGTATGCCGACGCAATTGCTGGTGCTTTGTCAATGGACAATGTGCTACCGCGCGGAACATACGTCGAGTTTGACGCCGATGAATACCTAGAAGAAAACTTTATGGCCGACCGCGCAGACGATGAAGTAATTGTTAGAGAAAACACACAAGAGGAGTTAGCACGATGATCAAACTAATTGCAGGAGAGTTCACGGTTGACGCCGCAATCGGCGAAGCACCAAAGCGCACGATCTCTGGAACCGCAGTTCCGTACAACGTGCCGGCAACGGTTTCGGATGGCACAGCTGTGATCTTCCGTCCAGGCTCATTGCCAGTCGAAGGCAAAGCACCGCGCCTGTTCATGTACCACGATGCCAGCCAGCCAGTTGGCGTTGTCACCGAGCGCGTGGACACCGAAGAAGGCATGATGTTTAGCGCCAAGATCAGCGCAACGACCCTTGGAAATGACGCTTTGGTTATGGCCTTAGACGGCACGATTGACCAAGTATCGGTTGGCGTAAACCCAACCAAATTCTCGTATGACGAAGAAGGCACAATGATCATTGAGTCAGCCGACTGGATGGAATTGTCCCTAGTTCCGATTGGCGCTTTTGGCGATGCCGCAAACATCACCAAAGTCGCAGCGAGTATCCACCAAGAGCCAGAAGAAGTAGTGTTAAATGAAGAAGTAACCCCAGTAGAGGAGAAACCAGAAATGTCAGAAGTAACCGCACCAGCAGTCGAGGCAACAATCCCTACTGCACCAATTTTCGCACAGGCTAAAAAAGAATTTGTATTGCCAACCGCAGGCGAGTTCATGGCCGCTTACCACATCGGTGGCGACACGTTCGCAAACATGAACAAAGCAGTTGCCGAATACAGCGCATCAAAGAAAACAGCATTGCAGGCAGCAGCTGGCGATGTGTTAACGACTGACACTTTGGGCCTCTTGCCCGTTCCGGTGCTCGGACCATTGGTGCAGGATCTGAACTTCATCAGGCCTACCGTGGAAGCACTTGGCGCACGCGCTTATCCAGATGGCGGTGCACAAAAAACCTTTATTCGTCCAACCATCACTACGCACACAAGCGTTGCATCACAGGCAAACGAACTTGGCGCAGTATCAGCAACCACAATGGTCATTGCCTCGAATTCGGTAACAAAAACTACGTTGGCAGGCCAAGTAACTTTGTCAGCACAAGACATGGATTTCACTTCACCAAGTGCAATGCAGTTGATCTTGAATGACTTGATGGGCGAATACATGATCGCATCGGACAACCTTGCAGCAGACAACCTGCTTGCCGCTGCAAACTCGTCAGGCGTATGGGACGGAACTCCAGAAGACTTCCTAAAATCCGTTTACGATGCAGCCAATGACGTGTCAAGCGGTCGTAACTGGATGCCAACACACATGTTCGTTTCCGTTGACGTATGGGCACAGCTCGGACAACTTGTTGACTCAAGCAAGCGTCCATTGTTCCCATTCATCGGAGCAGGCCTCACAGGTCAGAACGCACTTGGCAACGCATCTGCAACATCATGGAACGGCAACCCAATCGGATTGCAATTGGTAGTTGACAGCAACTTCGCTGCCAAGACCATGATCATCACCCGTGTCGGTCAAGGCCAAGGCGACGCATTCGAGTTCTACGAATCAATTCGTGGCCTCATGAGCGTTGAACAGCCGTCAGTTTTAGGTCGTCAATTCTCATTCCATGGATACGTCAGCACCTTTGCTGCAATCGGTGGCATGATTCGCAAGATCACCCAGGCTTAGTAGAAAGGCGGCTTAACCGCCATGGCTACTTACACAGTTACTAACAAGTACCTGATTGACAACTTTGCCGTACTGCAATTACTGACCCCATCGGAAATTGCAGTCGGCAGTTCAATCACGGTCGCTGGAGTTGACGCAACATTCAACGGCACTTACTCGGTGCGCGCATTGCCACAGTATTTGTTTTTGGGCATTGATACACAAGGCGATCTGCTCTACGACTATCAGGTGCCAATTGCCGATCAGGTGCTTTACGCAAAGACCGCAAGCGATGTCGAGCGTGTCGCCGCGTCTGGAACTGTTGCCAATGACCCTGTTTGCACATGGGTAACGGCCGCGCAGGTCATGTCTTACCTTGGCATCACCATTGCAAACCCGTCTGACGATTACACGTTGCTGACGCAATCGGTGTCGGCTGGGTGCCAGTTTGCATTTCGTCGAAGGCAGGAGTCGGGCTATATCGACTCCCTAACGACCTCACCAGGAGGTGACGCAACATTGGGCACTTTGATGTATTGCGCCGCTCTATGGCGCTCCAGAGGGTCAATAGAGGCAACTTACGCCACGTTTGACGGCATGGGTTCGGCACCACAGCAAAGCCTGACCCCGATCGTCAAGCAGCTGCTTGGCATCCCTCGTCCAGCGGTTGCCTGATGTCGTACACCGACCTGTTTAACGAAGCGATTGATGACGTCACCGCAACGCTAACCGCGGTCACTTCTTTGCGTGTTGTAAACGACCCAACCAAACTTGCACCTAATTGCGTGTACCTTGACGCGCCAAACTTCACCACGTTTGCTGGCAACGGCAACATCGTGCGACTCGAGTTTCCGATCAAGGTCATTGGCTCTGGGCCTGCAGGTCTGCCGGTGCTCCGATCAATATTGAGCATTGTGGCAACCGTGCTTGCCTCGCCAATTATTGTCATGGCTGGTCGTCCGTCAAGCCTTGAAATTGGTGGCGCGTTGTACCCGTGCTATGACCTTGATTGCGCAATAGAAGCCCAGACCGCATAATCCACAACTACCGAATACAAATCATCTACTATCAGATCAGAACTTAAGGAGCAAACATGCCAGCATCAACTTACCTCTCGAATCCAAAAGTCCAAGTCGGAGCTGCTATCGGCTCAATTGCGGATATTAGCGATGACACAGTTGCAGCGACATTGACCGTTACTGCCGAGGCTTTGGAAGACACCGCATTTGGCCAGACGTCGCGCACCATGACTGCAGGGTTGTTCAGCAACTCACTTACCTTGACTGTGTTTGCATCATTTGCTGCAAGTCAGACTTACGCAACTTTGTACCCATTGCTTGGCACTAAGTGCGTTGTAAAAGTAAACCCAACTGCATCTGCAGACGGCGCAACAAACCCTGGCTTCATTTTGACTGACACCTACCTTGCATCAATTCCTGTAATCAATGCAACTCTTGGCGAGTTGTCACAATGGGATATCGAGTTTCAAGGCGGAACTTTTAGCGTTGACGTCACACCGTAACTAACGGCTCCAAGCCGACATAGGAGAACAAATGAAAATCAAGTTGCAAATAAAGCGCACGCCCGACAGCGCAATTGAGTATTACTACACAAACCTGTTTGTAATTACCGAATGGGAAAAGCACGACCGCGGTCGCGTCGGCAATTTGGCAAATGACTACAAAACTGGCGACATTGTCGCTTGGATGTATTACATCCTAAAAATGCGCGGGGAACAGTTGCCAGATACTTGGAGCGAATGGCTTAAACAAAATCCAGAAATGGAAATTAGTCACGTATTGGATGAGACCGACCCAAACCCTACGGACGCGGCACCTACCGCCGCCAACTAGCAGAAGTGTTGGTCGCGGTCGGTTGGTGGCCTAGCGACATTGCGTTTGACTCACGGGACTTGGCAACGGTCATTAAAGTGCTTAACGAGGCAAACAAAAAACGGAGATGACGTGA